TGCTGAAAATTCCAGAGCTGATCCGGCCGCATGTGGAGAAGGAAGTATGGCGGATTTTCGACCAGAGAAGAAAGAAGTGATGTTCTACATCACCATGAACATGCAGTCCCGGCAGGGAAATCCCATCCATCAGGTTGCATGTGTGGTTCCGGGGGTGAAAAGCCTTGATGATCTGCACGAGCTTCTGAAAAGCGAGGACTTTATCCTCGTGGAGGAATATTATAAGAAGACAGAAGGCGGCTACTACAGCGTCGGCCACCTTATCATCAACACTCAGCATATCGGAAAGGTGAAGACGGCATGAAGACAGGATGGACCAAGATCGAGTTCGGCGCCGGTGACAATTCCAAGCGCGCCCGGCGGATGACGCCCTATATCGCGCGCAGCGAAAAGAACCCCGAGCACGTCTACCTGATGATCCCAGATGCGTTCGTCACCCACGAAAAGGTGGACATCTACCACAACGGCCTCGGCAAGATCGCCCTCAGCTTCAGCGCCAGCGGCGACTATCGCGCGTCTCTGCCGAATGGTAAGGGCCACGTGGTCCGGATCGCCTTCCCGTCATCCCTGCGCGATCTGATCCCGATTGGCCGCCATGACCTGAAGTACAAGGTCGAAGACGGGTTCCTGATCCTCGATCTGCCCTGATCAGCGCAGGACGACCGCGCCCATGTAGATGGTCCCGCTGGCCATCGAGGCAGACACCGAATAGGCACCGCCGGTCGTGTTCTGGCGGTACGCCATCGAAGCCCCCCTCGAGTTCCCGAGGGACGTGTTGTTTACCGTACGGATCATCGGGCTGGACCACGTGAACGAGTTGTTGTCGTTGTCGGCCCAGAGGGCGCCGAAGACGATGCCGTCCTGCTCCATCGTGACGCTGCAGGTCGCCGGGTTCCCGACCTTGATATTCCCGTCGATGGGGTATGCGCGGTCGAGGCCGATCACCGTGTACCACGCCGTCTCTCCGCCCGTGGAGGCTGTTCCGGAGGCGGCCACGGTGACTGACGTACCGGTCGGAACCTTGACCACCACGAACTGGGTAAAGCCAGTGGCGCCGGAGGCCACCGTCCCGTCCGACTGCGGATACCACACGGTCTGAGCCACCCCGTTGATGGAGATGGTCAGGGACACGGTGGACGTCCCGCCTGACGCTCTGGTGATCACCAGATAGCGATCTGGGTGGTCAGCCCCAAGGTTGCCCATCGTCGTCGGAATGCCCGTCGCCGCGCCGCAGAACGTCACGGATGGAATGGACCCTGACGGGGAGAAGATGGGCATCAGAGGGAAGCTCATTGCAGGGCCACCACATTGGCGAAGGTGAAGCCGTTCACCTTGGTGATGTAGATCAGGTAGTCGCTGCCGTTCGCCAGAGAGGTCAGAGAAGAACCTGCGGTCTTGCTGAAGCCGCTCAGGGTGACCGTGGGCGTGCCCGAGGAGACGGTCATCTGGATCACGAGGTTGTAATCCCCGGATACCGTGGGCTTGGCCAAAGTGAAGCTGCCGCTGCAGGTGATGCGCTTGAAATTGCCTCCAACCGGCGACGGGGTGTACGTGCCGGAGGCCTTGTTCCCGTCGTTGGCCGCCGTTGCCACGATACCGGCAGATGTCAGGTCTTGCGTCGCCGTGGGTTGACCGGCAGTGATGATCCGGTTCCCCACCCCGTCCGTGGATAGATAGGCCGCCCCGCTGGACAGGACGGTGAAGACGTCATCCATCGTGCCGCCGACCAGCAGCTTGACCGCCAGCTTGTAGTCTTCGCTCCCGGCGGTGACGTCGGTCGAGATAATCTGGATGCGCCCACCGGCCACCAGATTGCTGGCAGCGTTCTCGGTCTGGAACTCGATCCCGGCGCCGATCCCAGCGGTCGGCGTGGCGGCAGAGGTCTTCTGCACCACGACCAGCGGGTTGGTCGTGGTGTTCGCGCCCGCACTCTCCCGCGTGATGGTCACGACGTTCGAGCTGTAGGTGAAGTTTGCCGAAGAGGTCAGGGAGGTTCCATCGCTCAGGGCGACCTGACCGGACGCGCCGAGGGAGCCAGTGATGTCGTTGACAAAATAGACGTCATCCCCGTCGCAGAAGACCTGCTTGATGGTGTCCCTCTCGATGGTGATCGACGTGCTTCCCACGGCCGCGCACTTCAGGGTGATCGTGAAGTTCCCAGAGGTCGTGGCATTCCAGATCACCCACTGGCCGCCGACATTGTCGGGGATCACATAGGTGACGTCGGCCGACAGGACGCCCGTGAACTTGATGGCGAGGCTCTGGTACTGGGCGGCGGTCAGAACCACGGGGGTGGTGCCGATGCCGGTGATGTCGATGGCGGTGACGTCGCCAAGGGCGGCGTCGATCACCTCGAAGTTTGCGTTCAGCGGGACGTCCCAGTTGGTCGACAGGGGATCGGGGAGCGTCAGGTCTTTGTTGGGGGTCGTCGACGTCATCAGATGCTCCTGTTCGCCACTTCCAGCGCCTGCGCGATGTGGTTGTCCGGCAGATCAAGGAGGGGCTTGGTGTCCTCGCTGATCCCCTTCTTAGCACGTTCGGCGGCCGCCACCAACTGATCCGCGATCCGCTCGTGGTTCACGCCCACCCGGCCGCCAGACTTGCGTTCCGGGCGGGGCTCCTCGAGCTGATCCTGCCCAACCTGAGACAGGTAGTTGGTGATCGCGCTCGGCGGTGCCTTGACCATGCGGCCAGCCAGATCACCAGCGCGGCCCATGCCGTAGCTGGTCAGTCCGGCCAGACGGGGCGAACCGGCGGCCGCAAGGGCGACGCCGTGCGGGCCGCCCATCATCATGGAACCGACACCGGCCAAACCGAAGCCCTGCAGGTACTGCGGGGCGAGATGCTCCACCACGGAGCCAGCGATCATATAGGGCAGCGTCTGGCCGCTCTGCGTCTTTTCCGCAAGCTCCTGCAGGAGTGACATGCGGTCTTCCTTCTTGGCCGTCGACAGGAGTTTGGCCAGCCGGGTGTTCTCGGCCACCTTGTCGCTGGTGCCGAGGGTCTTCTGGAAGTCCAGCAGCTCATTCCGCCAGTTCTCCCAGTGGTCCATCATGTTGGCATAGCCACTGTCGTACTGGGCGATGGTATCCCTGACGGCGCGCGGAACCTGCCCCAGCGCGCCGATGTGCTGGGTGCCGCGAAACTCCCTGACGACGTCGTTCAGCGACCGCTTCAGGCGATCTAGGCCTTCCGCGCTGCGGGCAGCCACCGGTCCGCTTTCGACCGCGTCGACCTGCCGCTCGATCTCGGCGATGGTCTTGCGAAGCTCGGGGAATAGGCCGAGGTTGTGTGGGTCAAGCTCCATCTTCAGCTTGTTGACGGCGCCCCGGATTTCTGTCGTCGGCAGGGGGTCAGTGGTGAGCCCCTGCTTGGCCGCCGTATAGGTGTCGCTTGCTCGCTGCTTCAGCTCCTCCACTGCTTCCATCGCCGTGCGCGCGATGTCGCGGTTGTCGCCCTTTCCCATAGCAAAGGTCAGGAACGCGTCCCGCTGAGCTGCGTTCCCCGTCTTCCCAGCCTGCTCTGCGATCTTCAGCACGCCCTGCGGCACGCCGCTTGCCATGCCTTGGCTGTACCGCAGCACTTCCTTCGCCGGGGTGGTGACGACCTTGGACGCCGTCTTCACGCCCTGAGCTGCGAGAGAGACGGGATCGCCGAGGGATGCGACACGCTCGAGGCCGCGCGCGACAGTGGCGGGGGCGCCAGCCAGACGGGCGGCCGGGCCCACGACAGGAGCTACGCTGGCGACATCGAGGCCGATGGCGAAGGGGTCTTCCGCCAGCGTCTTCTTGAAGCCCTCCATGCTGCCATAGCGGTCAGCGTACATCTGACCCAGTGCGTCGGCCATCGCCTCGGCTTCCAGATTTCTCTCCCCGCCAAGGGCGCCGCGAACCTTGGACACCATACCCTTGCCGAGCTGGTTCAGGGAGCCAAGGGTGTCCTCATAGTTGTATAGCGCGCTGCCCATGCCCTTGATGGCGTTCCACGCGCTGCCCGGAGCATTGGAGATGCCGCGCGATAGAACCTCCGACATTGGCATGTCGGCATAGTTCTCTCCAACCGGCGCCGCCGGGGCGGCTTGCGGTCCCACGGTGGGCATGGGTTTCAGGTCGAAACCCTTCTGCTCGCCCTCCGGGGCCTGAGAGGGCCGAATGATGGGCAGATCGGCGATCTCCTTGGAGATGCCGGATGGCGCCTCGGAGGGGCCTTCCTGCATGTAGCTCGGGATGCCCCAGCGTTCATTTGCCATCTCAGCCTCCGAAGTAGCGAGCCATGTCGATTTGACCATTGGTGAACGCCAAGGCGCCCACCTGAGCCTCGTCGTAACCGATGATATTGCTCAGAAGGGCCTTGCGGATCACTTCGTTGCGATCCTGCGGGCTCAGGCTCTGGTCCATCAGGTAGCTCATGGGCGAACGCTCCCATCCCGTCGGGATTTCATTCCCGTGCAGGACAAGCTCCTTCAGAGCCCCTTCTTCCGCAAGGTACTTCCTGCGATATGCTTCATCGAACGCCTTCGGGGCATCGGTGACGAGCCGGTAGGTATTGTTCGGATCGAGCTTGTAGTCCCGCATGAAGCTCGCCGCATCAATCGCCCGCTGCTGGCTCAGCATCAAGGTGGCCATCAGCGCAGCATTGGCTTCAGGCTCGTTCGAGACGTTGGGGTTTGCAGCGAGGATGGCGGATAGCGCCTCGTACGATTGCTGACCGCTTCCAGCAGACCGGTCAAGGCTGGCCGCGATGGCCGCCTTGTTGAGGATTTGCGCGTCGTCAGCGCCAGAAATGGGCTCGTAGTACCTCCCGGTCATCTGGGATGCTGTTCCAAGGATGTCGTTGACGTACCGGATGGCCTGAGCCTTCAGATCGCCAAGCGCGCCAGAGCGGACCGCTGCGTCAGGAGATACCAGATTGGCAACCGCGCCGGTCTGGAGAAGAGTGGAGGCTCGGGACGAACGTGCCGCCTCCGCCATCGCCTCTGCGCTGCTCTCGATAGCTGCGCTGCGATCACGAGCCCCCCTGAAGTCCATCGAGGCCGACTTTGCCTCGCCGCCGATGTAGTCCTGAATGACGGGCGTGGAGAACACACCAGTCGACGCAGGAGCGGAGGAGGCGCGCTTCTGCGCCTCGGACAGGATTTGCGCGTCGACGGCACGATCTCCGGTGGAGAAAGACTGCGGGTTCTGCAGGTACTGATCGAGAGTGATGGTGCGGCCATTCAGGGCCACCATCGGGATACCGCCTTCGCCGACCGTGAAGAACCGGTTGACGTCGGTGGCGACGCGCTCACGGGCCGCCTCAGCGCGCGTCAGGTCGATGTCTGCAGCCTGCTTCTGCAGGCCAGTGTAGGCATTGGCGAAGCTGCCGAGACCCTGCGCGAAGGCGCCCAGCTTGCTCTTGGCAGGCGACACGGCTGCGGTGCCGAGACCGGCGAGGATCGACATCAGAAAGTTCGGGTTCAGCTTGCCGTCTTCGGTGTAGGCCAGTCGGCCGAGGAAGTTGCGGTCCTCGTACGCCTTCGGCTCCATCGTGGCCATGTTTGCGGCAGCCAGAGCGGGCGGGGCGGCGGCAGGCGAGGCCGCGCCACCCTCGATCCGCTGCATGGCCGAGACCATCGCGTTCTTCTGGTCTGGGGTCAGCTGCGACATGGGAGTATTGGGATCGACACCCACCGCACTGGCGACCGCGTTGACATAGGCGCCGGTGTCGTTCTCGCTCGGCGGGGAATACCGGTTGATGGCGCCAGCCACGGTCAGGTCTTGATATGTCCCGGTTTCGAGAAGGGCGCGCATGGCGGCATCGCCGGTCGCTCGGTCGGGGAAGATGGCAAAGCGACCATCGGTGCCAATGGCGCCGTGGGCCTTGGCGAAGTCACCATACTCGAGGTTGCCGGGATTGTTGTTGCGCGCCGCTCGAGACTGGTCGGAACCAAGCGAAGGGGGAGACACGCCGCCAGCGGAAGGCGCAGGCACGGCAGAGCCGAGAGTTGGCGCGCTTTCAATGGGTCGGTCGACAGGGATAATGCCGGTAACACCGCTGGCGCCGGGCGACACGCTCGGCGACGACAAGCCGGTCGCCCTGATCTCGGCTCCGGGTTCAGGCCGGACCGGGAACAGGCCAAGGGCGAACCGGCTGGGCTCGGGCTCCTGCGCCACTGCGGTACCGGCCGGAACGACGCCAGCCTTGACATCGCGCGGCTCGGACCCGACCGCAGGCATACCAAGCCCGCTGGGGATGTTCAGCTGGTCGGGCGGCACGGCGTTCGCGCGCATCTGCCCGACGGTCTTTTCCCATTCGGCGGCCTGACGGCGCCTCTCTTCTTCTGCCGCCGCCAGTCCGGGCGCGGTCGCCTGATCCGTCAGAGTGGGCGACCCACTGCGTCCGTTCATCTCCCACATGGGTACGCCGCCGTCGGCATAGCCAACCCGGCCGCCACGGTTCATGAAGGCCGCTGCAGTGGTGATCAGCGACAGTATGTCGCCCAGACCGCCGGAGTTGCCCTGCTGGATCGGAGCCACCTTCATGGTGGCAGTGTCCTTGGGCTTATCAGCCTCGGCCGCCACCGGGCCCATGTAGCCAGCAGGAGGAACGACGCCGGTCGGCTTGGGAGCGTTCAGATAGGCAGCGCCGCCATCAGCGCGGTAGATGCGGCCGCCGTGAGCCGCCCCGGTGGTTCCCATGCCCTGCAGCGTTCCGAAGGCGCTGACCATACTGGAGATGTCGGATGCGGTGCTGGGGCCCTCGGACGCCACGATGTCAGGCACCATCATCTGGGCCGGGGCGAGGCCACCCACAGGGACATATCCGGTCGGGGGCACATAGGCGCCAGCGTTCTGAGCGGGCGGGAACATGGAGCTGTACGGCATGCCGGACGTGATGCCGCCGTCGGCCTTGCCGATGCGGCCGCCGCGCGCGGAACCGGTGACTTCCCGCTGCTCAGTGGTCGAGCCATAGTTTGGACCGATGGCGCCGGTGATGTCGGCGAGGAATTGGGCGGTCTGGAAGGGATAGGCCTGCTGCTGCAGAAACTGGTTGTACAGGGCCGTGAGACCGGCCTGCTCGGTCTGCTGCTGTAGCGTACCGGCATTGATCTGCGCCTCGGCCCCGGCCAGCCCGGCCGACTGGTATCCCGTGCCAAGATTGCCCATCGTGGTGGCGGCCTGCAGCTGACGATCAAGGTTCGCTTGATCTGCAGCCAGCTGAACGCCCTGCTGCTGCTGCGCGGCCGCAAGGGCTTGATTATAGTTGGCGGCGTTCATCTCAGCCAGCGTCGATCCCATCGCAAGGTTCTGCTGCTGGGACAGGTTCGCGGCTGCGATCCCCGCACGGTCCCCGCCAAACGCACCGGACGACGTAGCGGTGCCGAGGGCGCCGGACTGCGCCTGTTCGTTCGCCTGCCCCATCAGCGCCATCGTCGAATTGATGACGTCCTGCTGGTAGGGGTTCATGAACTGGTCGATGTTCAGTTCGCCGGGCGTGGCATAGCCAGTACCAGCCTGCGCGGCCTGCATGGCCGAGTTGTAGAACGGCTGATAGGAGCCCGCCGCCGCATTGATGCCGGAGATGCCCATCTGCTGCTGGGCATTGATCTGGGCGACAAAGTCGGCGGGGTTTTCCGAGTAAATCTGGAAGGGCTTCGCCGCAGCGGTGTTGGCCGCATCGAACACGTTCCGGTATTGGTCGAGAACTTCATCCGGAGCCTTGATGGTCGAGATGATATTCTGCGCTGTGCCGCCCATCAGGAGCCTCCTTCGGCCACGTCGTCGAGGCCCGTTTTTCCGCCGTAGAGGAAGTATACACCAGCTGGCTTGCCAAAGACACGCTCATAGAGACGGATTTTCGCCTCTGTGCGCGAGTTGGATAGGACGCCGATGGCCATTGGCACTCCAAGCTCTTCCGCCGTGGTCTTCGCAAATTCCGCCAGCTTTCGTGCCCGGCCGCCCTTCGCGCTCCTGAACTCAGGGACCACGAAGATGACCTTCTCTTCCAGCATGATTTCGCGACTGTACCACAGCTCTCCGATTGTGAGAAGGACCACGCCTTCCAGCCGCTGGCCGGGCTTGCCGATGACGCCGAGGATGCCCGTCTTTCTGGTCAGGGCTCCCCAGATCACGTCTGCCATTTTGCGGAGGTCCGGTTCGACGATGCCGTTTTCCGTGGTTGCTGCCCTCGCGATGTCCATCGCATAATTGAAGTCCTCGGGCGTACCCACGCGAACAGTCACATCATCCATCAGGTCAGTCCTTCTTTGGCCCCGGCAACGACTGCAGGGTTCTGATGGTCTTTTTTCGCATTTTTTTCACAAAGGCATCAAGGATTTTGTGACCATCATCAAGTGACCCGCCGCCGATATGCTGGACGTCCTCGGGCGGAACGACGTACTCCCCGCCAGCCGCGACGATGGGAACGGTGTCGACCTCGCCGCCGTCAGCCCGGCCGATGTACGGCAGCCCGGACCCGCCGTACGGGCGGCCATGCGGGCTTTCATCGTACGGACCACTGCGCTCGAACAGGGTTTTGGCGACCTTGAAGCCAGCCATCGAATTGCCCTCGCCCATCGCCGAGATGATGTCGGCCGGGATCACGTAGGAGCCGGAGACGACGTGCATGGGCAGGTGGTCCGTTCGCCCGGCCACCGAGCTGTGGATCGGCCCCTTATGGGCCTTCACGCGGCCCCCACGGCGCTCCCGTGCCGTGCGGAGTGCTGCAGCCATGGCCTGATCCTGCGGGTGACCAGCGTGGACCATCTCGGAGATGTTCTCCGACACGGTTTCAGGGGAAGAACCGGGCTTCAGGGGCATGTCGACCTCACGAGTAGCTGATGGCGACCGTCTGGCCGGTGCCGGGTTTGATCACGATGCCGTCGTTGACGGGAAAGCCAACATCGAACTGGCCCACGGTGTTCGGGAGCGGCAGTAGGCGATTGTTCGCACCAGCTGCGGCGACCGTCTTCGCGTCATGGATGCTCCCGAGCGTGGTGCCAGCCACCACCACGATCACCTTCGCGATCCGGCCCTTCCCGGCCTGCACGAGGGTGTCCGTCGTGATGTCGATTTTCGACTTGGAGCCAGCGAGGGCGGTGGCGTTGGCCGTGCTGTCGTTGATCGCCGTGGCGCAAACGCTCAAGGCGGCGGCGATATTCTTTGCCGCTGTGAGGATGTCACTGTTCGACGTCGCCATCAGAACCTCCCGTCAGGCTGCATGCGGTACCGGATGTTCCCAAGGCGCCAGAAGGTGTTCTGGTCGGCGCTGCCGATGGCAATCGAAAACAGGCGACCCCTGATCCGAGGCGTGATGTAGGTCGTGTCTCTGGTCACCAGCTGCGGACCGAAAACCTGCGTCGGCGTCTCCTGATACGGGTAATCGTACGCCCGGATCGTGATGTAGACACGGCCATCCTGATCATCACTCCCAAAGTAGCCCCACTTCATGTCCGGCCAAAGCTGGTCGATAAAGACCTTCTGATCGCCGTCCATCAGCGCGAACAGGCCAGTCTCGAAGATTGGCAGGTCGCGGTCAGGCAGGCCGGGAAACTCCTTCGACGTCTCGTGCTGGTACAGGTACTGGTCGACCCCGGCGCCGATGGGCTGGCCCCACACAGATTGGTCCAGCCACGCGGTCCTCGGCAGGACGCCATAATCCCACTGGCCGATCAGGGTGTTGTACTTCACGTACTTCACCGGAATGCCGTAAGAGCCCGAGATGGGGTAGTACCACGTGACTTCGCTGAAGCTCGAGTTCGTGGCGCATCGGATGTTGTCGACGTTGTCGGTGTCGAGGTCTTGGAAGATGACGTCCCAGATCGGGCACGCGATGGCCTGCACGCCCTCGGCGCCGAGCTGGAAGAACTGGTTCTTGCCCATCCAGTACACGGTGCCCTGCATGCTGCCCGCAGCCTTCTGCGCGATCAGACCGCAGCCGGTGCCGATCTCGTTGAAGGACCACACGTAAGGCAGGTTGATGTACTGCATCGACCAGAGGCCGACATCGGTCCACAGGAGCCCCTGCTGGGGCGCCTGCAGGCCGCCCACGATCTTCGACCCGGAAGACAGGCGGAAGGAGCCAGCCTGATTGGTCACCGTGCCGACCCAAGACGAGAAGTTGCCGATGTCGCACCAGCGGACCAGCAGGGGGTCTTGGATGCCGGTGAAGGTCGACCCATATGCGATGATCTGCCGCTCCGGCATCGCGATGAAGAAGCCTTCATTCACGATGGGAGAGTTGGGGACGATGGCGCACGTCTGGCCGCTCAGGGTGGGGTCGTAATAGTAGACCGGGCCGCCCTTCGGCGATGCCATCAGGAATTGCCCCCAGTTCGACAGAGACCAGTCGGTCGCCGCTGTGAAGGCGAAACGGGTGATGGTCATGTCACCACCAGTGCCCGCCGCGAGGCTGGCCCCGATGTCGGCGGTGACATAGCTGCCAGTGAAAGCCGCGTCGCTCTCCAGCACGGTCCACTGTTGACCGGAGCCCGTGTTATACCCGGACGGAGTGACGCCAGCGACAGTGAAGGTCGACCCCACCGGGACGCTGTACTTCCCCGCGAACTCGAACTTGGCGATGGTTCCTGTGCACGAAACCCCCGTCAGGGCGAAGGACCGGAAACCCGTGGAGGTGACGCCGGAGCCATAGGTTCCAGCGCCATACCCGCCATAGCCATATCCACTGGTAGGCGAGACTTCGGTGGTCGATCCGCTGACGAAGTAGATGATGTAGGCGTAACCGCCGTTCAGGTCTGCCGTGTCGGTGGTGGAGGCCGTGCTTGCAGACCTGATCTGGAACAGGTTCGTGACCGATGGGTTCACATAGGTGACGATGTAGTCGCCGTACAGGACAAACCCGCCCACAGAGACGGGGATCAGGATGGTGAACGTGCTGCCAACCGTATAGCCGTGATCCTCAAGGGTGACGTCGACCGTTGCCGATCCGGCCGTGGTGTCGAACACAGGGACGGCGCCCCCGTTCGACACGGTGCTGGTGGCGTTCACTTCCTGCCCGAGGATGTCTCGAGCGATGATCTGGTAGGTGTCTGCCGACACGGGGATGCAGGGGTAGAAGCCGGAAAGCACGAGACCGCCGATTGACACGGGGGTGGCGAGGAAGATGCTGTCAAGGTTCGTGACGTTCGACCCGTTGTCAATGATGGTGACTTCCGAGCTGCCATCCGTGGTCGAGAAGTCCACCGCCGGTGAGGTGGTGTACCGCTGGGGAGACCTGTCGATGATGGGGGCCGTCCGTCCGTCCAGCGTGTATACGCCCTGCCTTGTGCCGATCCCGAGGTACTTGTTGTTGTACAGGTCTGCCCATGCGTTCAGCGCGGTGGCGATGCCGGTGGTCCGGTAGACGCTGAACTGCTCCCACCCACCCAGCTTCTGCGGCAGCGCAGAACCCTGCCGGTCCGGCACAAACCGGATCAGGTTGCTGCGGCTGATCGCCGCCTCGTTCAGCGCCGGGGTGCGGTTCTGGTCGACGCCGGGGATCAGCTTCAGGGAGGCGTGCGGCATGTCTTACCCTCGTGTCGGCTGGGCCACCACGGCCGGTCCCTGAGACGACCATGCAGCCGCCTCGTACTTCTTGCGCGCCTCTTCGACCGTCGCGCCCTTCAGCAGGGCTTGGTACTGGCTCTCATAGGACTGGGCCATCTGGGGATCATCCGACTGACGGCCGAAGTTCCGCTGGTAGGCCGAGATGTAGATCATGGAGGCCATGACCAGCAGGTCCGGGAAGTACTCACTCAGGAACGTGGTCGAGTTGCTTTCGGACAGGGTGTTCGGGCGGAAGGTCGCGATCACCTCGACATAGTACGTGTCGTCCGGCGCCGGTCCCACAAAGAACAGGTTCTCGTTGAACGGGGCATAGTACTTCGGCACGCCGGTGTTCCCCGCCAAGCTGGAGCCGTACACCGCGTCCAGAAACTCCTTGGTGGTCGGCAGCAGGGGCTGCCTGTACGCGGTGCCGCTGTCGGGATCGGACTGCCCTGCTGGCAGGATCAGGTTGATCTGCTCGCTCACCACGATGGAGCCCTTGCCGTTCGGCAGGGTCATCGGGAAGGACAGCTTCCGGTTCTGAGGCTGCAGCACATAGTCGAGCCCGGTGATCGCCGTCGACGTGTTCATCAGGTCGAGGTCGCGATAAATCCGCAACTCGGCGTAGTTGAGCATCATGGGGATGATGGCTTGGAAGTTCGTGTCGTCGACCGACACGACCGCCATCTCGGCCACATTTGCAACGTACGTTGTATAGTCCAGTCCCGGCATGTCCGATCCTCGTCCTTTGGCCGCATCCTACACGGAAAAGCTGCCGCAGTCACGGCCAGAAGGACAGGGCGTCAGTGCCGCTTGCCGACCGGAGACGTCGTGATCGCGCGCAGCCCGAGATTGATGGCGACAACGATGGCCACGGCCGCCTTCGGGCCCACCAGCGCAGTCCAGTCCACGCCCGCCAGAACGGGGAGTGCGGCGGTTCCGGCGGCGATGCCGACGTTGATGGCGACGGTGCGCCAGCCCTTCAGGTTCTTCATGGGTAAGCCTTTCGATCCAGCTCGATGTGGGGGTAGTCCTTGAACTTCTTCCAGTCGCCGCCCCAGTCGATCTCGACCTTCAGTTCGGACGCGGCGTACTTGATGGCCTCGGCGACCTTTTTCATCAGCGGATAGGCCGCCATCTCCTCGAACTCGACCTTGCCATCCTTGTTGATGTCGACCCATGCGTAGAAGTCGACGGCGTGACCAGTCAGGTGTCGGGAGTTCATGGTCTGGGAGGCGCCAATGCGGACCAGCTCTTTCTGGCGGTCGACGCTGCGGCGCCCCTCGACGATGACAAAATCGACCTCGGTGATCTCCAGCGCCCGGTCCAGCACCTTCCGCAGGTCAGGGTGGATGCCCTTCATGTTGATCTTGCTGCGCTCAGACCACGTCTTCATTGCCCGCCTCCCTTGAGGAACCACGTGATCGCGCCGCCGATCAGCAGCAGGATCACCTTCTCGACATAGCCCCCAATCAGGCCGCCGCCGAACAGCTTCTTCTCAATCTCGGTCAGCCGATCCATGATCTTGGTCTGCGCCTCGTCGTACTTGTCCATGCGCTTGAACAAAGTCACCATCCGCTCTTCCATGCGCGCCAAGCTCACGACCGCCTCGGCAAGACCGTCGACCTTGGTTTCAATCCGGACAAGGCGTTCTTCACTCACGGCTTCACCGGCCACGTGACGCTTGTGGGGAAGCCGGGCTGCTTGGTTATGTCGCGCAGGGCCTGCCGGTACAGGGACCATGCTGTCGCGTCCACGGGCGCGTCGGGGAGCTGGGTCCAGTCGCACTCGGCCAGAAGCTGGTTCCTCTGCGCGCGAACGTTGGCGGCGGCCTCAGCTGTACGGCTGGCGATCTCGTCCGATGTGGCGGGGCTGACCAGCCACGTTTCGGTCAAGACGCGGAGGCAGTTCTCGGCGATCTGATCGAACGACGGCGGATTGGTGGGCTGCACCGGGATGATCCCGTACCGCTCCAGCGCGATGTCGGGCATGGGTGAGGGGAAGGAGACGCCGGGGTTATCCCGCATCAGCTCCGATGGTCCGTACGGATAGGCGACGACCTCCCCATCCTGCACCTTCGCGTACATCTCAGACCTCCAGCTGCTGCTCGATCACGTCGTGGATAATCTGCGCTTTTCGCTGTTCGATCAAGGAGCTTTGCAGCAGTCCGTCGAGCTGTTGCCTGAACTCACGCATCGCGGCGTCCAGCGCCGTCGTCCCGCCGTGCTCGCGGTCGATCTTGTCCATCGCGAGGCGGTAGTTGTCGATGTTGATCTGGTAGCCGAGGATTTCGTCCTTACGGGCGTTCAGGGCTTCGGTCAGGATTTCGGATTTGGTCATAGCTTTTTCTCGTCAGTTGAAGTCAACGCCGTAGCAGTTGCCAGCTGGCAGAGTAGCCGGGTTTGCATACTTGGTACCAAACCCGGTTCCAGACGTCCAAGGGTAAGCGGTGATATATGGGGT